TGGCTACAAATCCCATTACTTATCCTTTTTTAAAGACTCGACGTATTCATCACTCTTTCTTTTTAAGGCGCGACTTACATCTGTTAGAGCTTCAATTGGGCTGTAGACGTAAGGGTCTATAGCTGCCCCCAAAACGTCTATTTCTTCAGCAAGTGTCATAGAGTATTCTTTGCGCGGCGATAACCTTACATTCTCGAATATAGTCCCTTTAACAAGGTCTTGTGCGGCAGTTGGTCTATCAGGAGACTCTGCTAACTTCTTTTGACCTTTTCGCTTTACTTCCTCTGTAGCAGCTTTCTGGGCACTTTCTATAATCGCAGCATCAGGAATATAACGATCTGCTAGATTGCCCTGATCATCAATAAACATTGGGCGCTGCAAGGTACCATCGCTCGTTTTAATCAAGATGCTGTATGTAGGCTGCCCTAAACTCGCCCCTCTAGCGGTGTCGTCATCGCTTTTAAGGAATATGTCATCCTCAGTGAACGTTAAGCCTCTCTCATCATAACCAGGCTTTACTAGGTCATATATGTCTTTCTTAATGTATGACACGCTATTGTTTTGACCTGCCCCATAGTATTGCTCAGGAGCGTACTTCATCAAGCCAAACTCTGATTTAGTCCAGTTAGCTTGCAAAGCAGCCACTGCTCTAGACTTGGCTGACTCAATGCTACTGCCAGCCTTATAATACGTTTCTACTAACTGACCATAGTCACTGGTCATTTGTGCTGCTGCATCAGGGTTAGCCTGAAAGTCTTCACGAAAACCCGTGAATGCGCCATCAACTTCGTTAGCGTATGCGTCAGCAAACTTCTTCTTATCATCCTTGATAGCTTTAGTTCTTGCCTCTACCAATGCAGTGTTAGCGGGATCAGTGTTAGTTCTAGCTGTCTGTATGGCCTTGTCTGCATCCATGTAATCCATATTGAATGCGACCTGCTCGGCAAATGCTACCTCTTGACTGCTAAACTCATCAGCCATGCCAGGAATATCCAGTATTCTCTCCATAGTGTCAGTGGCCGCAGCAATTCTTTCTGGCTCTCTAGATACTAAATCATTGCGTAACTCAGTCTTCAACATAGACGGGACGTAACGAGTGCTTTGTACCACTTGCGCTTGGGACGCTGATCTAGCCGCAGGATTCTCTGGGAGCACCGATTGTATGCTCTCATAGTAATCATCAACAGCACCTTGGTCTAAAGGCTCTGATGGAGACCGACCTCCTAGCACTCTATTAACGTCGTCAATATTCTTTTGTGTCTTTAGTGTGGCTTTAGTTTTACTGGTTACAAAGCCCTCATATCTAATCAGCTCATTCTCATCCTTGATAAGACCATCTCGGAATAACCGATCAATTTCAGTGTATGCTTTTTCCGCGCTAATTTCGCCAACTTGTATGCTTCTCGCCAAGTCAGCTTTTTGCCGCATTTGATCATGCGTAAGAGTGTTGCGTTCTCTAGTGTATGCAATCTGCTCATCTTGTATTCTAGCGTCTAAAGTATTTACTAATGTATCTTTTTGCTTGGCGTTAAGACCCTCAACCTTATCGGAGGCTGCAATAGTGTCCCTAAACTCCTTTGCATTGTTGATACGATCTAAAGGCTGTACGTCTTTAGCAAGCAATGTGCGGTCTAAATCGCCCAGTACAGTTTGCTGGGCAACAGTATCCTCAAAGTTATTTATTCTTGTTTGTGTCTTTACTGCATCTAGCAAGCCTAGCTTTACGCCATTCTCTAGGTCAAGGATGTACTGCATCTGCATTTCACGAGCAGCATCTAAATCACCGTTTCTAACTAAATTGGAGATAGTATCTTCAGTATCAGCAGCGCCAGTAATCAATCCAGCAGCAATCTGACTATCAGCTTTAGCTTTTGCAGCGGCAGTAATCTCCCTAGTTACAGTAGCATTTGCTTGGTCAAAAAACTGTCGCGATCTAAGCTGCACTTCCTCTGGCGCATTCTGCAAGTACCCTTTAATCTTTTCTTGTACGATAGCGTTGTAAGCATTTAAATCATCAGGGTGCGCGGCTTGCGCATCTAACAACGCATTCTTGATGTCAGAGTTAACACCGTTCTCGTAAGACTTTAGAGCTACTTGGTTATAAGTGCTGCCACCCCATGCTAGAGGGCTTTTCATCTCTATCTCTGTGCCTTCTTCCCTAGCTTTAGCAACATCAACTTCAGCCTCTTTAATAGCCTCACGCTCGGCAATAGGCTTACCTATAGCGGTGGCACCTTCAGAAAGAGATTGCCCAACACCGGCTAATGCGCGCATAGTTTGTGCAGCAGAGGTATCTACGCTTGTCGGCTGGAATATCCCATACCTTTGAATAGGTTTGATCGCCATGCCTTAACCCTCTTTTCCTGAATTTTCTCTAATTGTTGCTATGCTTCCTGCAATGTCTTTTGATGAACTTAGTAGCGTACTTGTTGCGCCCATAATACCCTGTGTTCTAGCAGCCTGTGCTTGTCGTTGGAGTTGAGCTTGCTTCAGCTTTTCAGATAAACCTATAACCTGCTCTGATGCACCAATCTTCTTAGCACTTTCTAAAGAGATGCTCTCAGGAGTAACACCAGATATCCCTCCAGAAGCCATAGCAAGTTGGTTAGCCGCAAGTGCACGGTTTAACTCTTCACGCCTAGCAAGCTCTTCAGTAGAAGCCCGTAGCTTCTCTGCTTCAGCCTGTCTTTCAAGAGACTCCTGTTGAGCTTTACCGGCTTGTACCTGCCCATAAGCAGTAACTACTGTGCCTGCAAGTGCTGCGTATGCTGCTGCTACTGCGACGTATGCCATCTAAATATCCTCTGGCTCTAACAAAGCCTTCTCTATTTCTTCAATATCAGTTAAATGTGTTGGATGGTACGTGATCCAAACACAATCTGTTTCTGCGTATATAACTCTTTTTGTACCTGGAATAGTTTCACCCATAAATGGCGCAATAATTTCCATGTTACCGTACTGGCTAGAGACCCTGCACTTACCCTTAACTACCGTATACAAGTGCGTAGTCTTATGCAGCGCGCCTACTAAACAAACGCCAGCAGGGATAAACAACTCCCTAGCATATAGACCTTCACTAAAGTGATGCCTGGTCTCTAACTCTACCGTATCCCCCTTCATCATCAGGGACTGTAACTTGTATATGTCGTCTTGCGTTGCTATTTGGTTCAAGAGCTAATCTCATAGTCAATGGCTTGCAAGTGGAACGACGTAGGACTGTCTACAGTGATCAGGGGTACAACATCTCTACCCCAGCCGTTACCACCATTGTTATCCTCGATAATACCAGTTTTGGGCGTATAAGAGCTATCTAATGGCGTGTTACCTGTATCACCAAACTCCCTAACGGAAACTAAACTGCCGTCAACACTTACACCGGCTGTCTCATAGACTCTTAGGTTAACTCTATCTACACGCTTTTGCTTCATAGCTGTTTGTTCGCCAGATGCAGACCGAGTGTTTAAAGGCATACCCTGTACGCTAACTGGGAAGTTTAACCCTACCTCTAAAGCGCCAACCAACGCTGTTTCAGCAGCAGATAATGTAATCTGTCCTGCTCCACTAACAACCCTATCAGGGAGGATCGTATTGCCTTTAACTAAACTAACAGTTTGGCCAGCTAAATGCTCTAAACCAACCACATTGCTAGAGGGGGACGGATAGATAATACTGCTGTCCATCAAGTGATCGAATGACAATCGGTTAACAGAATAAACACCACCGTAATGGTTAGTTAATACGATGAGGTTATTGTTAACAGAAACACACTGTACAAATGAGTCTTCTGAGCCATCTGAACGCTTCTGATTGAACCTAGTGTACCCATTGATGTCTTGCTCTCGTAACGTGTTTAGAACGACAGCAGTGCCGTCTTGGTTGATAATAAACACATAGTTCGCATCTTCGGATGTAGTGTTGGACACGACAGCCATATCAATTGGGTTGTCAATTATCTTGGAGGCTAGGACAGATAGGTCAACACTCCTGTAAGCGTCCTCATTGAAGTTATAGACGTATTGTCTAAGGCTCTTACCGTTCGCATCAACAAACAGCGTAGCCCCGTCTAAGGACGATGTAGGCACGTTAGAACTGAAGCTGCCATGTTGTGTCTGCTGTACTACGTCAATAGTAGTAGGGGTGTTACCTGTTACGGTAAACTCAGCGCCTTCTGTGAATACTTGCACACCACGACCAGGGCTTATATCAATGATGTCACTCTTTGCCCCGTTGATAGTAATGAAGATACCTTCATCATCGGCCCCCTCTTCTGTAAGGAAGTTTAGGAATGATCCGGCAACAGACGCTAATAGACTCTGTGGTTTATCCCTAGTGCCGCCTAACCATAGACGACCAGCAGTAAATACACCACTTTTAGGGTATCCCCTATTCACACCCCACACATCTTCTTTGCGGGGAGAGCCAGCAGCAGTCATGGTGAAAGTAATCTTGTTCTCAGTACCTGATGTTTTAAATGCAGAGAATAATGCAAAGGTATCCGCTGATTCACCAGCTATAGTAATTGTGTACTGGTGGTTATGCGTCCTAACTACACTAATACCTGTCTCACCAAAGATAGGCATGTCTTGTAGATTACGTCTTAGATTCTCAGCAGTAGCCGCCTGTTCTGCGGCATTCCCGTCACCGGCATAAGTGATGTTCTTACTTAACACGCCTTCTATGTCTACTTGGTATCTGTCACCAGATTCAGCAGCACTTTGAAATGTTAAAACCTGCACAGCACTGACAGGCGTAGGGCTTAACGCGTCATTAAAATCAAACTTAGGGATGTTAGTGAACGTAGGTGTGTCATACCAGAACAAACCGTTGCCGTTAAAGTTGTAAATCAACCGTCTGGGAGCTTCATTCTCGTTAAACATCAACAAGACATTCTCGTTTACAGCTACCCTGTTCGGGTAATTAAAGCCTAACCCGTGGTTTACATCTTGTACAAACGTAGCCGCAGTGTCAGTAATTCTGAATATTCGCAGGTTAGTTGGGGTAAACATCAGCAAGAAACTGTTGTCTAAATCAACCTCAAAAGCATGTAGCTTGACGGTACCTGTGTACGCCCCAGTCTCTCTATAAAGGTTCATCTCAGCAAGAGATACTTGAGCAGACCCTAAATCAGTTGTGCCTTTTCTTATCAACCTCCAGCGGCGAGCATTTTGATTAACGCGCACACGCAATGTTTGCTCATAACTATATAAGGGCGGGACTGTAGCGGCAGTTACCCATGAGCCACTTTCAGCTCTCGACTCAATAACAAACTCTGTGCTAGTTCCTGATGTCAACTTAATGTTTATTAGGTCGATGTACTCTATTTCTTGGTTGCCATAAATGTCGTATTCCACAACAACGTAGTCATCAGTAGTACCAGCAGCGGTAGTGGTCACGCTATACGTACTTGGGTCATCGTCATTTACGTTGGCTGGGGTGCCACCATTGGGGGTGGTAGGGTTTGGAGCAGTGTATCTTTCTACTACAGGGGTTGGCTCGGCAATAAACTGTGTGCCAGGGCGACGCTTAACCCCACCTTGAGGGATGGTAACAACGTTCTCAGCAACAGATAGACCCTGATAGTATTGGTCTAGATCAGTGCGGCCTTTGACTATGTCTGATAGCTCTCCGCTAACAAAGCTGTTTTGCAGAAAATGACTCTTAGCCATCAGAACCTCACGTTAATAAAGGGCCGATCTTGAATAGGTGTTATAGGATGCTGTTGTGAATCAGTGTAGCGGGCCATACGAGATGCGTTCTCATACTGTTGCGCCATCATCTGCATAGAAGAAGCACTGTCACGGACAGCAGGAGCAAAGTCCATAGCTAGTCTGTACTCAATCATCTTAGAGAAGTACGCGGGCCATTCTGATTCTGGCGCGTTATAGATGTAGTCACAGTACAGGTCTGACGAGTAGTTACAATATACTCGGTCACTTAGAATCTGATAGTTAATACCTGGGTTTAACTTAATCAAAGTCATTAAATCTGCGGGTAACTGATACATATCGGTGTATTCAGTTCCTACTGGTGTCTCGTTAATACGAGATAGTTGTGCTTTCTTTCGAGCAAAGCCCCACCGATACTTAGTCAATTCGTTCTCAACAATCCCTTCATAGAGGTTGTTGGCTACAGTATGGGCGCGGGTGTTACCTACGAGAGAAGTGAGTGGTAGATCACCTATCAGGATAAGGGCATTAGATACTAAATTAATCTTGCTAGACATGATGTACCTTTAAATAAAAAGGGGGAGTTTCCTCCCCCTAGTGGACTTAGGCAGGTGTTGCGTCGTACTTAACTTCTACCAAACCAGCAACGTCGCGAACAACGGCGCCAGCTTTCAACATACCGTTACACAGATAAGAAGTCTTCTGTGGAACATAGTCGATTGAAGTTTTCATGTCGATGCCAACAGCCAGGCCGATAGCGTCACGGCTAAATGCATAGCCAGATACTACGTCAGAAGCGATGGTCAGACCACCTTCAGCGCGATCTTCAAGAACAATCACGTTGAAACCAGCGAAAGTATTTACTTCACCGTTTACCAGAGCTTTAACATTCTGGTAGTCAGCAGAAGAAATCTTTTCGTCAGCCAGCAGACCAGCAAGACCAGTACCGTTGATAACAGTGAACAACTCACCGTCGCCAACACCGTTCTTAACTAGCTGTACTTTAGCGTCGATCAGATCGTTAGCTACTAGACCAGTAGTGGTAGTACCAACAGCAGTAGGAGAAGCAGTGTCCATAGCAGCGATGATCAGCTGGTCACAACGACGGCCCAAGGCACCAGCAATAGTGTTAGCCAGTTCTTGCTTCTCGTCAAAGTTAACTTCAGCAGCATCAAAGATGTCAGTGTACTCAGGCGCATTCCAGTTAGCCAGAGTAGCTACCTGCAAGCTGTGCGTGATGTCCATTGGATCAACGTCAGCAGAAGTTGCCTTCTGGTTAGCCAAACCTTTGCCCATAGCGCGGAACTTGTAGGTGTCGCCAGTTACGTTATTGCGTACGGTAACAGCGTTACGCAGTTTACCCATGCCTTGATAGGCGTGTTTTACCATGCTGTCAAACTCTGTGACAGCTACAGGAGAGAGATTAATACTCATTTGAATATCCTCGAAAAAAAGATTTAATGTATAAAGTTTTTCAAGGTCTTAGCTGAGTACCCAGTAAATTGGTCAGCATTCAACCTAAATTTACCGGGCCTTAAAGAAAGGGTGTCCAGTGTCCGCATTATACACCTTTCACCCATGTAACATCAAGATGTGGTCTAGCCGCCAAATTCCTTCATCATTTTCTGAATCTTGGCTTCATGGTTTCGGTCTGTGCTGCGGAGTAGGTTGCCACGCTCATCCTTCTTAAACATCTCTGTTTCAATGTCTGCCCAGGTCATACCTGTAGGGTGCTCACCACCATCGATAGGTAGCTTAGTAGGGGCTGTAGCTTTTACTAGCATTTCTACCAACTCGACACTCTCAGCAGTAGTCACTAGGTCTTGTACTTTAGTATAGGTCTCTGCATCTAAGTTGTTCTTTAAAAACCCTTCAACATTCTTAATACGCTGACCAGCATTTTCTCCTAGCTTGGCGATTTCTGCTTCTTGGGTAACTTCAGCAACTGCTTGTTCCTGTGCTGACATTAAATCCCATGCGTCATTCAAAGCATCCTGTGACATATTGGTACGCTCACCAAACGCCACTAGCTCTTTCCATAGTTCATCATCGGACTCTACGCCTTCGACGACAGCATACCCGTCTTTCGGAGCACCCTTAAAACCACCAAACTTCTTATCTAGCTCGTTATAAGCCTTAGCTTGTTCAGCAATAGACTGGTATTTGTCTGCCTTATACCAATCGGGGGTGTCTCCAGTTCCTTTGATACCTTCGGCAAGGAAATACTCACCTTCAGATAGAGTAGGGGTTGCATCATCTAACAGGGTATCGCTCACTTGTTCTTCTTGTGCGGCCTGATCTTCTAACATAATAACCTCTGATTATTCTGACTTAGCTTGTTGTATTTGATTAATTACAAACTTAACTACACCGGCCTCACCGTTATGGTAAGACGCTTCATAGTTAACATTGGGGGAGTCGAATGGGGTATCGTTACTGTATATGAATCTAGATGTAAGATCAGATAGGACACGTTGACCATCTTCACTAGCAAAGCATCTACTATACGCCCTAGCTAACTCAATGGTCTTTTGTCTAAACTCTGCCTTACGTTTTAACGCGGCCTCCGGTGATCCAGAAGCCTTGTCGATTTGTTCCCAACTCATACTTGAGTCTGTCCTTGCATTGGTTGCTCACCAGAAATACCTTGTTGTGCTGCTTGCGCTCCAGCTTGGATGATCGCTTGTTTCTCCAAATCATTCCTTACCAGTTCAGCGGGCATACCTGACTTCTGTGCTACCCATGTACCAAAGTCCTCTAGCTTAAATCCAATCTTAGCCTGATCTGGGCCAGCGTTCTGTAGTACGAACTGTACCGCTTGCTGCACATTCAAGATGTCTTCACTATCCTGAGATCGTGCTAATGGTGAGGTAAACTTAATATCAATGTCCTGACCATCCAACTGTATAGGCTGTATAAGCCCTCGTCGCGTCAATATAGATGCAACGCGCTTAATGATAGGGACAAGCACCTCAGTTTGCAACCGTCCAAACGCAGAACCGATACGCTTGGCTAGTTCTCTAGACTCAATAGCAACCTCTGTAGCAGACCTAACGGCACCACTAGGGTCTCTCAGATCGTTAAACAGGGCTTTCTTGATGTTCATCTGTAGGTCATTCATAACGAATTGAGTAAGCTGTAGATTCGCACCAGTGTCTAAACGCCGTATAGACGGGTTAGCATTGTTGTTAGAACCTACTGGAATAACCACGCCTGGGCTTATACTAATATTGTAGGGGTTGGTCACACCGTCATCAGTCGCTGTATACATACCAGCTAGGTCAATAGCGGCTTTCTGTAGTGAGAACTCTTTTACTTTATTTAAGGACTTAACATCAGGCAGGGCTTGTAGCGCAGGGCCACGGCCTCGCACCTCACCAGCAACTTTAGAGTAGCGTCCAGTCACCCACGGGCTAGAAGAACCAAAGTCCTCCATCCAGCTGATGTGATCTTCTTTACCTACCCACAAACACCCGTAGTAAGTCTTGTCTTTAGGCAGATAGACGACACCTTCACTGACATCTACCTCAGACTCTGGGTTGTTTTTAATCTTACTAGCAATAGATTGTGATGGCTTAAATCCTGGCCACTTACGTTCTAGGTCTTTTACCTTAACCTTAAAGCGTCGCCAGTGTGTCTCGATGTTCCCGTGCGGGCCTTCCTCAAACGCAATACCTTTCTGTGGGATAGCATTGAAGATGATAGGCATGTCATCACTGTCGTCCTCGTCAATACGCAGAGTGCCTGTACCGATCAATAGATCAAGGGCATGCTCATAGAACTGTGTAGCAAAGTTAGAACGGTTGATGTAATCAAAGATAGTCTCTGCCTGTTCTTCTAGGTTACGTCGTATGTCTTCCTCTGATACGTCGAACTGGCCGGTCTCTAGAAGTTTGAGTACACGGATAGATGGCTCAAATGTAGCCCAGCGTGACCAAATAGGGGCTATGTTCTCTTGTAGCTTACTAGCACCCTGTTGAATAGCCTCTAAAGCAGTGGAGTCAAAGATGCGCTCCATCTTCTTAGAGCCAACAGTAACAGTCTCAAAGAGGTTGCGGTTAGGAAGGAAATACTCATACGCATCATCTAGCTGGTCATGCCAGTAAGTAGATGTCTTGAATGCTTGAGCTTCCCTACGTTTTAGGTCTTTCAGCGACCCAAGCTCTGCGGGTAGTTTCATTTATTACGGCCCTGATTCATAGTGTATGCTCTGTTACGTCCTGAAGCAGCACTGCCACCTATACCGCCACGGCCTAACATTCGACCCATAGAACCAACAGCCCTACCAGCAGGTTGAGCACCAGGCTTAGTAGGAAGCAGAGATGCAGCACCTATCTTTCCTCTTGCAGCAGCCTTCAGCCTCTTCTCACTTTCCTCGATCTCTTTATCAAGGGATAGCATAGTACGTCGCTCTACCGCCAGCTCTTGGGCAGTAGGTTTAGGCATCTTTGGTCTTTTCATTGCTCTTCCTCAAGTATTTTAATAGTTGATAAGGGGTGAGAATTAACGGGTTGTTAATGCCAAGCACCCTTTTTGTATGTCCAACGCACGTATTCAGCATGAAAAGCGGTTGTTTACACGATTTAGCTTTATAACTGCAAAGAATATAATTATCGTCAATTATACTCTTTTGTTCGGTTGTTGTGAATAAATCAAACCCAGAGGTGTTTTTGCCGTAGACAAGGTGGCCTTCACCGCAGGGCTTAATTAGATAGCAGTGCCTGATGTTCTTTTTAAGAAATGGCGACCACCAGTGTCCGTTATCATCTTCAAAGACGACGTAGTATTTAGAAGACACTAAAATTAACTTTAGCCGTTACAGGTTTATTGAAGTTCCCTGATGCACGTAGTGCCTGTCTACCCTCGCCTTCTCCCTGAAGTGCGTACTCTAAGGCTTCTACGGGGTGGGAGTATTCATTCTTATCGGGTTCATCAGTGTATCTTTCCCCTGATGTCATCACTCGTCTATAGCAGAAGCCCCCTTGCAAGCCCTTACGGATCATTGATGCTTTAGGCAGGACAGTGAATCTAGGCTTTCCGTCCATGCACATCTCTTTCATGGGTACTTCTAGAGCAGCACGGCGCTTCATAGGGTCATTCGTAGCGGTTGGTTGACAGGGAATACCCGCAGCGCGCATGATCTGGAACGGTGTTTCGGAGTTAGACTGGTTCTTATTGTTGCCAGAGGGGTCTCCCCAGCCCTTAAAGTCGTGATCAGGATAGTGTTCCTCGATGTATCTCTTTAACGTAGGAGCAAAGTCCACAGCACCAGAGTCTGTTAACACCATTTCATCGAAGCATATCCAGCGTCCGATAGCTGTCTTCTGTAGGAACGCACAGGCAGGGGTACGTCCAAAGTCAAAGCCTAAGACGATAGGGAAGTCGATAGAGGGCTTAAACTCTAAGTGCTGGCAGTGTACAGAATCGGTATACATGGGGTGTACAGGCTTACCGTTGGACACGAATCCGTATTCATTGGCTAGGTTAACCTTGATCCAGTCGTTAGTCTTACCGTTCAGACCACGCTTATAGTAGCCTTCGGGTAGGTTAGTCAGGTTTTCAGCGTTATCGTTGATCTTCCATTCTTCCCCATCCTTGAATACACCGCCTGGTTGCCTAAAAAATGACCAATCTTCAGGGCGCTCTATCTCAGCTAGTTTAAAATACCAGTGGTCTTCATCAGGTGCGTTAGAGTCACCTATCATTCCGTGGTGTGTGGGACGACATCCTTCCTTGGGAGAGGGGTATCGACCATGACGCAGGTCAAGCATGTCTAATACGGCCTTAGAATGCTCCTTAGTCTCGTTTAACCACACCCAAGTAGTCTGTATACCACGGGCTTTCTTAACGTGTTCAGGGCGATCAAAGGCGATAAATACAACATCACACTCCACCTTAGTACCATCGTCTAGGTTAAAGCGTAGAAAGTGCGTAGGGGGTTCCTTATTGCCTTGTTTGAAGTCACCTAAGTCCCCATGTATCTCCAGCCAGTCCTTAATCGTGGTAGAGAACAGTTCAGAATAGGTGTTACGGGCTGCGATCACTCTAGATAGTCGGACACCATAGTTCTTGTGTTCAGGGTCAGACACGGGTTCCTGTTCACACATCAGGTCAAACAGTTTAAGGATACATTGAACTGTCTTGCCAGAGCCTAGTGGCCCCATGATGAAGGAGTTCCTAGCTCTACAGTCTGCAAAGTCCTGGAGAACCTGCCCTTGTGGACAGAGGTTGTATTCAATCTCACTCATATAGCTTGCTCGTATATCTGAAGCCCTAGCTTAGGGTGTACGCAAATCTGCGCGGGGCAGTGATTGCCCTTGTAATAGATGTAGCACTTATTTGCACCTTGGATATAGCTTTATCAGCACTTTTATGCGCTTCATCAATAAATTCTTTTAGATCAGCTTGAAAATCAAATTATGGTACGTGTAATGTACACTTCATGGTACGTGTAATGTACATTCTACTGCACATGTCCTCTTTAATGTCCGGTTACCTATAATGCTCTCATGACTTAACACTCTCACTTCTTAGACCAGTCGATAGCGTCGTAGTTACTCTTGTACGTCTTCCTGCTGTCCTTTGTACTCTTCCTAGGTTTACTACCCTTACCACCATTAGATTCAGGGAAATGCCTATCCCTTGTCGCTTTGTCTAACTTGTGAACATGGCTCATCTACCAACTCCCGCATATACATTCTTCTTCCAAACATACACACTCTCCAGACATCCTCTCGTGAACAATATCAAGAACCTCTCGCATAGCGTATGAATCCTTGTCAATTAAAGCATCAGTAAAAGCTGCAATCAACTCATAATCAGCATCCGATACCATCTCATCTGTATCTACTTTAATCATGTCCATCTCCTAGCCAATCTCTTAATATAATGTGTTTGCAAAGGTCAATATAGAATACGCCATTTTCGTCTTTTAGAGAGCTTGTATAGGTAACCTCTTCATCTACTATCTCTATAAAGATAAAGTCTCCCTCAGGGCTTTCTGGTGGCTCTAATGTGATGTCAGGACGAATCTTGGTTACTTTCATATAGCCTCAATTTTTTTTTGCGGGGGGCATATATATACAATACGACGCCATCTTCGGAGGGGGGGGTGCCTGTTTGCAACCATCAATCGGTATTGTTTGTGTCATTAGATGAACCGTCAAACCGCTTACGCTGTACCGATACAGTGAGCCCGCCATCGGTGGTCAGCTCAGTTGCCTTCAGTGTTGGCTGAATATACTTGCTGACTCGATCAAATGATTCTACTGCGCTTTTATAGTCGGACAGCTCCCCGGTAGTCTCCGCTATTTGCTTGATCTTTATACTGCCCTCTATCATTTCAATTACAGGGTCAAAGTCTGGATACTTCTCTGAAAGTCTTTCAGCTAACAGCCGCTTTAATGGTTTGTTTCCGCTACCTTTTGGTCTACCTACTTTCGCCATTGTTTAAATTCTCCAGGTGATTGTTTTTCCTACTGATTAAATTTTGACCAATTTGATCAAATAATGACCAGATTATAGCACTGATTGCATATAAACCCCTAAGCATAGAATGAATCGATAAAAAAATGCTTATTCTATATTGACACTTGCAAACAGTAAGGGTTAAAGTATCACCTCACTAAAACGAGGCAGTAACAATGGATAACTTAATCAGCAAACTAAGCAAATCAGATCAGCGCCATATT